CGTTGGACAAGAATAAGCCCAATATTATGAGGATAGGAAGCAAAAAGGCAAACTATGTTGATGCCAACACAATGTACTCGGAAATAGGCTTATATGTGCCTACAATCACCGCTGATGGGCAAGGTGGCTATACAACTACCTATGCCTTACAGGAAGTCGTATTTGGGGATTTTAGACCTATGGATGAGAATAGGGCATTGTTAGAATTACAATTGAGTTTTACTCGTTCTGCTAAAGTATTTATCAGGTACGATGTAACGATTAACAATATGTATAAAATAGAGGCAGAAGGAGAAATGTATACAATACATTCAATAAAGGATGTAGAGAATCAGTTTAGATTTTACGAAATATTAATGTACGCATAATGGCATTCGCAGTAAGTTTAAGTGGAATGAAGGAACTTGAAGGCAAGTTAAATAACTTAACTACTGCATTAAAAGTTGATGTAAGTGATGAAATAAACGCATCTGCACTAAAAATAGAGAATCAAGCCAAAAGATTAGCACCTGTAAACTTTGGTCAATTAAGGAACTCAATAGCACTTACAAAGGATGGCGAGTTGACATATTCGGTTGCTGCAAACGCTTCGTATTCAGCTTATGTTGAATTTGGCACAGGACCACAAGTAAATGTACCTGCTGATTTTAAATCTTATGCCCAACAATTTAAAGGTAAAAGCGGAGGCAAGTTTAAGGATATGGTTGAAGCATTAACTTTGTGGGTAAAACGTAAAGGAGTTGGTAATGGTAAAAATGATAAAGGTTTGGCTTATGTAATAGCTTTAAGCATATTAAGAAAAGGTATGCGACCACAACCATTTTTAGTTCCAGCTTACGAAATGGAGAAACCTAAACTTATACAAAGACTAAATAAATTATTAAATGCTTAATCCTAATATAGAAATAAAGAAGTGGTTTTATACCAACTTGACAAGTTCAAGTGCATTGCCTGTTTACGATGGAATAGCACCTGATTCGGCAACTGATGAATATATAATTATGACAGGCAGAACATCCGCACAAGATCAAGGTAAAATCAGTTACACTAACTCGGTTACCATTGATGTTGACATTGTCATAAAAAATAGTAACTTTGGATATAAAAGAGCCGAAACAATAAGCGATTTAATACTAGCTGCAATCAATTCCGACACGAATATAACCCTAGCAAATGGGTTTTATGCTTCAAGTTTGGTAGTAGGTGCAATTAGAAATTTAGATGGTTTAAACCCTTTGGATAACGTATTTAGAACAATAATAACTTACAATTTAATAATAACTCAAAATTAAAATAAAATGGCAGAAACTAAAGTATCAGCAAGGGATTATCTCCTTTTAGCAGATTTAGCTGGAGGTACAACTTTTAAACCTGTGGCTTGTTTAACGACAAACTCATTGACATCAACTAACGACACGATTGATGCAACTTCAAAGTGTGGTAATGAATACACACCAAGTCCTGTATTTTCACAATCTTTTGAGTGTGAAGGATTCGCAATTGATGAAACAGGAAGTCCAAGTAAGGATTCTTACCAACAATTGTACACAGCACACGCTGCTAAAACTATTTTTACTATTAAAATGGGTAAAGCAACTCCAACTTCAGGTGATGTATATTATGGTGGACTTTCTACAAGCACTGTATTTATAAGTGATTTTGGAGTACAGGCAGATGATGGCGATGATGTGAAATTTACTGCAACTTTTGTAGTATGTGTTCCACCAATTGCACAAACTGAACAAGCGTAAAACAACAACTAAACTATGTTTGAATTAAGACTGAACAACAACAAAACAATCCCTTTGAAGTGGGGTACTTGGGCGATGAAAAGATTTTGCGAATTAGAGAATAAATCTCTTTTAGACTTAATCAATATTTTATCAAGTGGGGCTTTTGAATTAGGAACAATTGTGCATATAATCCAAGCATCTGCCGAAAGCGGATGTAAGACACTAAATCAACCAATTGAATTTAACGATGTTATCGTTTGCGATTGGATTGATGAAGTTGGTGGGTTATCTGCAAAGGATGGTCAGCTAATAGATTTTATTAAATTTATGCAGACTTCAATGATCCCTGAAACAAAAGAAAATGCCGAAGTAACCAAAGACAAAGGAAAAAAAAAATAGGAATATATAGCTGGGATTCAATAATTATTCTCGCAATAGAAGTTGGCTTGACAATTAATGAGTTTTGGCAACTTACTTGGCGAGAATTTTTATTATATAAAAAGGCTTACGAGAATCAGCAGATAAAGGAATGGGAAAGGACAAGAACTTTAGCTTATATGATTTATAGGTCAAATTCAACGGATAAAAATCCGAAAAGTATAAAGTCCTTTTTCCCTTTGCCTAGTGATGAAGTAGAAGAAGAAAAGCCTAAACTAACGCAAGAGCAACTAGCAAGGACATTAAAGTTGTACGGAGTAAAATAATAAAATGGCACAAGAAACATTAAAAATTACGATAACCGCTGACAATAAACAAGCGGTTCAAAATATACAAGAAACTGTTGTTGCTACAACTCAAATGGGTAATGCTTTTAAGAAAGTTGTTCCAGCAAGTAATCAGGTTAATCAGGCTTTGGTCAATGTTTCAAGGGTTGCACAAGATGCTCCTTATGGTTTTATTGGTATAGCAAATAACTTAAACCCTTTATTAGAATCATTCCAAAGATTAAAAGAGACAACAGGAACCGCAGGTAGTGCTTTAAAAGAGATGGCGAAGGGTTTAATGGGTCCAGCAGGTATTGGTCTTGCATTAGGTGTGGTTTCATCTTTGATAGTCGCATTCGGTCCGAAAATAGCAAAGTTTATTAATGGTACAACCGAAGCAAGTGAAGCACAAGATAAATTTAAGGAAAGTTTAGATAAAGCACGAGCATCGGCAAGTGAAAGTGGAATTAAATTACTTGCATATATTAGAGTTGCTGAAGATGCAACAAATACGGATGCTAGGAGAAAAGAAGCATTAGATGCAGTTAGAAGCGAATTAAGTAAAGTAAATGCTTCATACACTACTACAATTAAGACAACCGATGATGCTAGAAAAGCAGTTACATTATATACTGATGCTTTAGTTGCACAAGCAATTACTTCAAGATATATTGATGAAATTGCTGATAAAAATATAAAATTAGCAGATGCTACAAAATTAGCAAAGAAAGCTGGTGAAGATTATACTGCAAGTGTAGAAAGGTCTAAAAATATGGTCAATGGTTATGTTGATGCTTCGGTAACAATGGCATCCGTAACTAATAGAGATAAAAATGCTTTTGATGCAGCAAAAAAATCAGTAACGGATTTAACAAATGGAATTGCAGATTTAAATAAAGAAGTATTTACAACAATAGATAATGCGTTAAAATCAAATAATCCATACTATGTAATGGATAAAAGTGCAAAAGAATTAGATAAAACTATTATAGAAGTAACTAAAAACTATAAAGCGTTTACTAAATTAACTGCCGAACAAGTTGGAACATTTTTACCAACTGATAAACCTAAACCACCTACTGCACCAGCAGCACCAACAATGTTAGGTCAAAGAGGACCATCACAAGCAATTATTGATGCAGCAGCAATATCAGCAGCTGATAAAGAATTAGCTAAATTTAATTACTTATTAAATGAGGCTGCTACAACGGCAACATTTTTAGCAGATGGAGTTGGTAATATATTTCAATCAATTGCTCAAGGTCAAAATATTGGAGAATCAGTTTTAAGTGTATTTAAGGATTTAACTTTACAACTTGCTCAAATGGTTGTAAAGGCTTTAGTATTTAAAGCAATTATGAGTGCGTTAGGAATGGGTAAGGTTGTTGGAACAACAAGTGATTTAACAGGTGGTTTATTAGGTGGATTAGGAAAGTTATTAGGATTTACTCCAATGGCTGAAGGTGGAATAGTAAGCAAACCAACATTTGCAATGGTAGGTGAGGGTGGAGAAAGCGAAGCAGTTATGCCCTTGTCTAAATTAGATAGCATATTAAGTAGTGCATTTACAAGTGGTGCTAATTCAGGCGGTGGAATGTCAAGCGGAGGTTCATTTGTATTAAGAGGCAATGATTTGGTTTTAGCAATGCAACGATCTAATTCATCATTAAATTTAAGGCGAGGTGGCATATAACTTAAAATACCAAATAACTGCTGCAACCAAAAACAATGAAGTTGCGGTTGTTGAAATGTATATTGATGATACAGTTGCTGCGGTAATTGAATATCCTGCAACTGCAATTCAGTTACAATACATCCCAAGAAGTGATGATATTTACGAACCTATTTATGCAAGTCAGTTAAATGTTAGTATTGATGTAACGGATAACAATGCTAATATGCCTGACTTTACAACTTTGAACGATAGGAAATATTTAGTTAAGTTATTTATAGATGGTGCTATTTATTGGCAAGGATGGGTTTTAAGTGATCTTGTTCAATACTCATTTACCACAGGTAGAAAAGAATTAGCTTTTAATGCTATTGATGGACTTGGAATGTTAGATTATATTCCATTTACTTATGTTGAAACTAATGTAGCAGGTAACACAAAATTAAGCCCACAAAGCACACTTTATTTTTTATATTCTTGTTTGGCTAAAATAGGATTCCCAACAGGATTGAATCTTATAACTGCTTGTTCTTATTACGCAGCTGGTATGTCAAACAGGGGTGATGGTAGCCAATATGAACCATTTAATCAAAGTTATTTACGACCTGTTTACTTCCAAAATGATGATGAAACATACGAAACTTGTTTAGTTGTTTTGACTAAAATATTAAAGTCATTCGGTTGCAAACTTTATCAATCCAATGGCAAGTGGTATATTGTAGCGGTAAATGAATTTGCTGCTGCTCCTTATTTTGCATTTACATATTTTACAGAATATACACCAGCAGGTGCTTTAGTTACATCAGGAACATTCAATACTTTAAGCGAAATACAACCATACACAGGAAATACAAGCGGTTTATACTTTACTAATAATAGCCAAATGAAGCTATTTAAGAAAGGTTATAACAATTTCAATTATAGATACGATATTACTTACTCACCTAACTACATATCAAATCCAAACCTAAAGAGTTTAACAAGCGGTTTTCCTACATTATGGCAAACATTTAATCAAGGTTCAGGCGGAAGCGTTGCAATAGTTAGTAAACCATACGAAGCAAGTGATTGGTTTAATATTACATTAGGAACATCAACAGGTGTTACAGGATTAACTGAAGTGCATACAAATCCTGTTGGATATGTAACCGAGAATGACACTTTAACATATACTCAAACATTTTTTGAGCAAAGTATTGATAAGGTAAGAGGACAAATACAATTACAAATAACAGGTATCGGTGGTGGTGCTGCAATCTATTATTTAAATATTGATAGTGTTTGGCAAGATGCTTCGGTTGCACCTTTTGACAATTATTATGAAGTTCCTTTAGTAGAGGAAGATAAAATAAATCAAGTATCAATAACTACACCACCAATTCCTATTAATGGCACTTTAGCAATAACTTATATGCTAACACAAGATATTGTGAATTGTGCTACTAATGTAAAGATTGGTTCTTTTGGATTGACATTTGAATCCCCTTTATCATTGATTACATCTACTTCAATAGTTGATGCAAATAACCAATATCAATTAGAAATGGATTTGCCATTAGGTTATCCAATATATCAAGGAGATGGTGTTAATAGAGTTCAAGCAAATATGGCTTACGGAACTATCCAACAATTAGTATCAGGTAACTTTGTATCTGCAACAGGATGGTATCGTTACGGACCTTATACAACCCCTACTGATGGTTTAAGCGAAACTATAATGAAGGAATACATAAACAATTATAGAAGGAACTTAATAAATGTTGATTGTAACTTATTTGGAATAACTACAACCAACGGAAATTTTGCTGCTAATAAGTTATTGCAGATATTAGATACTGACCCAGCACAAATAAACATTGAAGATAATAGATATATGACAGGCAATATGACTATTGACATAGTAGGATGTGAAACTCAAGCTACTTTATTAGATATTTCTAATGAGGAACTTGCAAGTACAATAGAAACAATATTCACAGTAAACGGAGTACCTTTTAATTAATTAACTTTGCAATATGGCAGATAAAGTACAGGGCAACAATATAATTTTATACTATTTTGAACCACCTTCGGAGGCTTATCCAGCAGGTAGGGATATTCCGTTTTCGTGTTCAACAAATTGCACATTTAGTGTAAGTGTTGACCAAAAAGAGGTAACAAGCCAAACGAGTGCTTGGTATAGAGAATATAAAAACGATACTGCAACTTGGAGTGTTACTTGTGATGGTCTTATAACTTTGGATGGTTATGGCTATTTATTCTTACTTGAGCAACAACAAGATAGGACAACAATTTTAGTGAAGTTTGTTATTGACAACGGAGTTGATGGTTTGGTAGTGATTAGTGGCGATTGCAATTTAACAAGTTTACAAATTAATGCACCTTACAAAGACATAGCAACGTATAGTGTATCGTTACAGGGTACAGGTGCTTATGCTACAACAGGAACTTCAATCAATCCTGAAGGGGTTGTAATTGTTGCTGGAGGTGCGGTTTACACAAAGGGAACAATTGCAGCAGGTGGCGAAACTACAATCACTTATGGCGATATGATAGGCAAGGCTTGTCTTTATGTTTCTCGTGGTGGAATAGATGTTCAAGATATTTTAACGACAGGAACGCCTGTTGATGAGCAAGTGAAGTGGAATAGTACAACAGGGGTATTGACATTTGGAAGGGTATTAGAAAGTGGGGAGTTTATTAGGGCATTATTTCAATAATTTAGTTATAAATTAATATAAGATGGCAAATCAAATAGTTGTTTCAGCAGGTGCGAAAGTGAGGAATTTACAAGATGTAATTATTGGAACAAGTGGGGTATTGACTTCATTAGGATTTGATGTTGCAAATGGTGTGCCAAGACTTGATGTGAACGGAAAGATATTAGTAAGTCAATTACCTAACTCTGTAATGGAGTATAAGGGTACTTGGAACGCTGCTACTAACACACCAACCCTTGTAAATGGCACAGGAAATCAAGGAGATGTTTACTTATGTAATGTGGCAGGTACTGTTGACTTCGGTGCTGGTGCTATTGCTTTTGTGGTAGGCGACCAAGTTATTTATTCAGGTTCTATTTGGCAAAGGGCTTCGGGTGCAACAGGAACAGTTACAAGTGTAGCGGTTACCGAAAGCGGAGATAGTTTAAATATCACAGGCTCACCAATTACTACAAGCGGAACGATTAATATAGGATTCAACGGAACAAATCTTCAGTATGTAAACGGAGCAGGAAACTTAACAACATTCCCTACATTAATCACTTCCATAGGTTTGACTATGCCGAGTGCTTTTAGTGTCGCAAATAGCCCTTTAACGGCTAATGGAACGATTGCAGTAACAGGAGCAGGTGTTGCTTCACAATATATCAGGGGAGATGGTACTTTAGCAGATTTCCCTACAAGTGGCGGTGGCGGTTCTTCGGTTTCGTATTATCTTAACGGAGGAACAAGTCAAGGCACTATTGGTGGTACTACTTATTACGAAATGAGTAAAACTGCGGTGATAGGAACAGGGGTTGATTTCGCTAAATCAGGGGATGGTTTTATAGTAGCTTTCTTAACGGATGCTAACGATCCTGCACAATTAAACATACCAGCAGGAAATTGGAACTATGAGATTTATGCTTCAATGAGTTCTAATGGTGGTACTCCGCAGATGTATGCAGAACTTTACAAGTACGATGGAACGACTTTTACTTTGATTTCTACAAGTAGCAATGAGATTTTATACGATGGTACTGCTTTAAATCTTTACACATTTGCAATGGCAGTTCCTGCTACAAGTTTAACTTTAACGGATAGGTTAGCGGTTAAATTATATTCTACGAATAGCGGTGGTAAGACTACAACTATTCATACTCAAGATGGTCATTTATGTCAAATTATAACAACATTTAGTACAGGTATTACTGCATTGAATGGTTTGACTGCTCAAGTGCAATATTTTCAAACAGGAACGAGTGGAACGGATTTCAATATTTCAAGTACAACGGCTACGCATACTTTTAACTTACCAACGGCAAGTGCAGCGAATAGAGGTGCTTTAAGTTCAGCTGATTGGTCAGTATTTAACGCAAAGCAGAATGCTATTACATTAACCACAACAGGTACGAGTGGTGCAGCAACATTAGTAGGAGCAACTTTAAACATTCCACAATATCAAGCGGCAGGTACTTATGTTAATAATGTTAGTGCTACTGCTCCTTTAAGTTCAACAGGTGGAATAAGTCCTGATATAAGTATTTCTCAATCCAATGCTTCAACAAATGGTTATTTATCAAGTACTGATTTTAACACATTCAATAATAAAATATCAGGTTCAGGAACTGCTGGATATTTAACAAAATATACAGGTTCAGGAAACACAATAGGGAATAGTGGACTTTATGATGATGGTACAACTGTATCTTTAATCAGTAGAGCATTAAGTGGTTCAAGTGCTACATTTTCAAGTAGTGTTAACGGCTCTCTTTTTTCAGTAATTCCTGCTGCTAATTATAATGCACAATTTGATTATACAGGCGGAACAAGAATTAGTCAAACAACACCAATAACCGAAGGAGCTGATAGTATGACATTTGTCATTAATGGTGCTTCAACAAGTACAACAGGAAATTCTTTTATATTTAAAACTCAAACAGGCAATACAACACCTTCGGCAGTTTTAACAATGCTTAAAACAGGTGCAGCAACTTTTGCTTCATCAGTTACTGCAACATCATTTGTAAAAACAAGTGGTACATCAAGCCAATTCTTAAAAGCAGATGGTTCGGTTGATAGTTCAACTTACTTAACAACAAGTGCAGCAGCATCAACTTATTTACCATTGGTTGGAGGTACTTTAACAGGTATTTTAAATATTAATTTATCAAGTGGTGATGCTTTAAATGTGGCGGGTAATGCTATATTTAGAGGCGATACAGGAGTAGGAACACCAAGACAATTAATTATCTCAAGTGGTGGAAGTACACCTGTTTATTTAGAGGCAAAGGGATATGGTGCAAACTACCAAACTGATTTTGGAATAAGAACTTATAATAGTGTAGGAACTAGCTTTGAAGTATTTTATGCAGATAGTTCTGGAAGGGTTGGTATTAATCAAACTTCTCCTAGTTATCAACTAGATGTAAACGGAACGATAAATGCTAGTAAAACTATTACTTCAAGAGGTCAAACAGACCCTACAAGCGGTGTTGGTATGGAATTATTTTATCGTTCTGCCGATACTTCATCTTATATTCAATCTTATGATAGAACAAATAGTGCTTGGAAAGATGTAAGAATATATGGTAGTACTTTATATTTTGGTTCACAAGGAAGTAATAATCTTACCATAACATCCACAGGAGCAGCTACATTCTCTAGTAGTTTAACTGTTAATGGTGTATATAATGTTCCATCAACTTCATATTTTAAAGGTAATGCTGCTCAAGGTTATAGATTCAATAATGCTGCTGATACTGAAAACTTATTAATTATAAAAGATGGCGGTAATGTATTAATAGGAGATTCTACTGATTATTCATATAAACTTTATGTTAATGGTGGTACTACAAATGGTATGTTATTTTATTCAACTTCTGCTGCGAATCAAATTAAAGCAGCAGGAACTGCACCTGCGATTACTTTTAGTAACACAATTACTTCACCAACAATAGGTGGTAGTTTAGGTGCGTGTACTTCTGCAAATCAATTCATAACAGGAACGGCAGCAGGTGATATGATTTTAGTAAACCAATTTACAGGTTCATTAATATTAGGAACAAATTCTGCTGCCAGACTTACTATATCAAATTCAGGTACAGCTTCATTTAGTGGATTAATTACTTCTACTATTACTTCAAATCTTTTTTTAAGTAATACATCTAGTGGCACTAATAGATTATATATGAATTTGGGAAATAGTGGTGCAGATTTATATTTATCAATAGCGGGTAGTGTAGCAAATGCGTTACATACAGGACAATTAGTTTATGCTTCTGCAATTGGTACGGCTAATAATACTGCTTTACAATTTGCGACTAGTGATATAGTACGTCAAACAATTACAGGTGGAGGACAAGTATTAGTTGGTGCTACAAGTCAGTTCTCAAGTGGGTTATTTGGTGTTAGTGGAAGTTCTGCAACATATAATTTATTAGCAATAAGAGATACATTATCAAGCATAGGCACGGATAATTGGTATGCATATTTTGTTAATAATTCAGATGTAAGAGCAGGTGGAATTCAGCACCTTACATCAACATCGGTTGCATTTATTACTACATCGGATTATAGATTAAAACAAAATCCATTGCCAATTAAAAATGGATTAAATAAAATTTTATCATTAAATCCAATTACTTACAATTGGAAAGAAGATGGAGCAGAAGGAGAAGGGTTTTATGCTCACGAATTGCAAGAACAAATACCTTATGCAGTTTTTGGTAAAAAAGATGCAATGGATAAAAATGGTAATATAAATCCGCAAGGAGTTGATTATTCAAAAATTGTACCAACTTTAGTAAAAGCAATTCAAGAACTTAAACAAGAAATAGATACTTTAAAAAATAAATAAATAATATGAAAGAAATTCAACCGATTCAAATGTGGCAAAATGGTGTATTTGTAGAAGCAATATACCTTAATGCGTGGGCAGTAAATGTAACCTTAAATACAAGTGCAGTATTTTGTTATAACCTTTTAGATGCTAGTCAACAAAGATTACAAGATGGTAATTTAACAATGACAGGTGAGGCTTATACAAAATGGCAATCGGACAACTATGCGTGGGATTGGATTGCTGCTCAATTAAACCTTACAATCATAGGGGATTATGTTCAGCCTGTTGTAGAAGTAATTGATGAAGTAAACAAATAGTACTAATTTTGGCAAAACCAATATTATGGAAACTGCAATGCAAGAATTAATTTTATATAAATTAATATCTTTTATTTTAGGAGTAATAATAGCTTCAATTATAATTTATATAATAGCTTTTGTTTACCTATATATTGCCAAATGTGTTGAAAAAATAAAGATTTGGCAAAATAAAAACACTTTATAATTTGCCAAAACCAAACCTATAACAATTAACTATATTTGTAAAAAAATCAAACATTATGCAATTTAAACAACTCAACACCCTAGTCGCATCAATTAATGCGGTTATTGGTTCACAGGAAACAAAAGTTCAAAAGAAATTATTCCGTTTGTATGAAAAAGTCAAATCCTACCACGAAAGCTATCAAGCCCAAGTTGAAGAACTCCGCCTTGATAACGCATCAACCGATGATAAAGACATTTTATTATTGGATGAAAAAAATGGTTACAAGTTTACTAAAGAAAGTATCAAAAAGCTAACTGCTCAAGTAACTGAATTAGGCAACAAGGAATTTGATTTTACACCGATTTCTGTGGTTAACCCACAAGGTTTAGAGCATTTTACATTCCTTGAGGATTGGGTTACAGGGATCGCATTTATAACAGAAGAAGAAGAAGAATTGTAATGAACACAACTTTATTTATTATTGGTCAAGCCATCATTATCATTGCTGGATTAATCGGAATCTACGTTAAGATAAGTCTTAAACTAAAAGAACTAGAAATCCGTGTAAGTATGGTTGAAAAGCAAGATGACCAAATCTATAAAAAGCTAGACCATATCCTTGACCAAATAAATAAACTTTCTATTGCCCTACAAAATAAACAAGACCGATGAAGGACATAATAACTGCCATATTAATAATAGCGGTTTTAGTGCTTGTTTTAGAGCCAAAGAAAGAAACAAAGCCAATAGTAATAACAAAGTACGATACTATCGTAGAGGTTAAAAACATAGTAAAATATAAGAGGGGTGAAAGCATCCCTTTTGTAGTTTTAGACACAATTGTTAAAATAGATGAGGTTCACGATACAATTCGTATAATATCCGATTATAACCGAGTATATGCGTATTATGATACGTTAAAGCTGGATTCTGCACAATATGTTTATGTGAGCGACACCATCAGCCAAAACAAGATATTAGGAAGGGGATATGGAGGACATTTCGTAGAGAAAACGATAAGAATAGAAACTACGAAGATAATGCCACCTAAATTTGCCGTTTATTGGGGTGTTTTAGGCGATTATAGAGAGTTTGACAAGAAAGTAGGGTTTGGCTTCGGTTTAGCTTTTAAAATGCCTAAAAATGGCTTATTTACGCTAGGTGCTACAACCAACCAATATTCAATAGGAATTTATAAAAAGTTATAATATGATACCAATTAAATTTAAAGAGTTTGCATCCAACCCTGTCGTGGGTACTTTGTTTGTGGTTTTAGTAGCCATTGGCTATTTGTACGTTGATGTGCGTTCTACCTTTCAAGGTCAGGCTAAAAATCAAGATGTAAAGATTGAGAAATTAGAAACTAGGCTGGATGTGGTTACAAATGCTTTGCGTAGATGTGATTCAAGTTTAGCAGCCGCAAGTACTAAACTTTCTACTTTGGAGCAATTAGGTAAAATTCAAAAGATAAACTAATGAAATATTTATTTATTTTATTCTTATTTGGTTGCGGGGTATCTGCTCAAAAGATTGACAAGGATATTGAGTTTGAGGAATTAATGAAGCAAGTAAATGCAACCAATGTAAAATCTGCAACAGTTCTAGCAAAGGCAACTAAAAAGGAAAAGCAATTAGTTACAAATGCAGTTGCAACCATTACCCAAATGAAAAGCGAAATTAGTGAACTAAAGAGTGAGATAAGTCAATTTAAAGTTGATACAATCTACATTCACGATACAATCCTGATTAAAGAGAAAAAGAACTTTTGGGGTAAAGTAAAAACCGATACAACTAATTAAGATGAAGCAATTTTTTACCGAAGATAATGGAAGGTTATCTATGAAGCGTTTATGTGGTTTGATGTGCGTTGTAGCGTTATGTATTACAATGTATCACAATTCATTTAGTGAGTTAAGTAAAGCACCTAGCGAGGCTTTGGTTT